ATAGTTTATCTATAGTTTATCTATAGTTTATCTATAGTTTATCTATAGTTTTTATTTAGTAACCAGCGCGGTTTTACATCTCTCTTTACTATTGTGATAGCTCTTTTGGGCAATATGCTAGACTGTTCTAATACATTTTGTGTATAATAAGTGTTACTATTGACATTTAACAAAGTTTGAAATTGATGTATATCTATAATGTATTCATTTTGTTCAATATTAGATACTTTATTTGCATCATTACTATTTGCATCATTACTATTTGCATCATTACTATTTGCATCATTACTTTTTGCATCATTACTATTTGCATCATTATTGACAATAGTATAATTTAAATTAGTTATAGTATTTAAGTTATCATTTGTTTGCTTATTAGCATATGCTAATGCCTCTCTATTACTTATTATTCTATTTGGACTATCATACAAATGTATTACACTTTTAGAATTGTAAGGTACAAATTGCTCTCTATTTATTATTAATGATTGTTGATTTGCTCTATCATATAGTATATTGTCTTCTAAACCCCATCCCCAATTATTTGGAAATCCATTACATGTTTCAAAATCCTCTCCATTCATAGAAACAATCCCTCCTAAAGTAAATGTGAATCCATAAAAATGTTTTACTGTTCCTTTTTGCGTTATATAATTAAACATGTTTTTTTTACACGGTAATGTATCAATATCATTAAATACAAAAGTAATATTTTTGTAATCATTGGGATATTTTTCTTTCATGACTAAAAAGCCAATGTTTTTTGTAGCCCCACGATTAAATAATCTATTGTCTTTTTGGTGACTATAATATATTTCATAGTCATTTTTTTCATAGTCTTCCATAATATATTTCATGTATATAGAAAAATGTTGTTTTTCATTTAAACGATCCCTATAAGGAACAATAAAAATTATTTTTGGAATATTTGACATTTTATTATACTATATATATTATAATAAAATTGAAATTCTTTTTTATTACTTTTTAAATTTAAAGTAAAGTTATTAAATAGTATATTCAATAATATGGCAACTTTTAAATGTTTCAAATGCTATGACTATAATGTAATAGAAGAAACTGCAAAAGGAAATCCTTATAAAGATAATAAAAAGTTTGTTATTCAAGCTTTTGGAATCAGTTCTTCAAATAAAACTGCTTCAATATTTATTGAAAATTTCTATCCATTTTTCTACATCAAAGTTAATGAAGATTGGGATGAACAACGCAAAAATGAGTTTATGGGGCATTTAAAAAAAGTGGTTGGAAATTATTATGAAGATTCAATTATTCAATGTAAACTTGTAAAAAGGCACAAATTATATGGATTTGATAATAAGAAATTACATAATTTTGTTAAAATCTCATTTACAAATAGCGGTGCTTATAACAAATTAAAAAAAATATTTTATGATGATAAAACAAGCAAAACAGGACAATTTGATAGAACGTTAAAGTCCGAAGGATATAAATATGATGATGATAATGGAACCACACATTGTTATTTATATGAAGCAGATATACCACCATTGTTAAAATTCTTTCATGAAAAACAAATTAGCCCAAGTGGNTGGATAAAAATGGCTTCAAATAAAGTTCGAACNATCAATAATAAAACAACAAATTGTAGTTATGAATATAGTATTAATTATGAAGATATTCAAAATTACAAAGAAAAAGAGACTTTGGTAAAATACAATATATGCAGTTTTGATATTGAAGCCAGTAGCAGTCATGGTGATTTTCCCATTCCAATTAAAAATTATAAAAAATTGGCCTTAAACATACTTGAAAACTATAATTCAAGTTCATGTGAGTTCAAAGAAAATTATGACTTTAATAATTTAAAACAAGAAATTTTAAGTGCATTTGATTTACCTAATTATACCAATGCCAATGCCAATGAAAAATTATGTTATATACAAAAAGTATATCCAAAAAATACTAATATTGGTCTAGTTGAACTTGAAAGTATAATAGCAAAATTAGAATCCTATATTCCTGCAAAGTGTAATAGCATAATTAATTGTGATGAAATTTTAGAGTCTAGTGATTCTGAGTCTGAGTGTGAAAATAGTGATGATGAATTGATTAATGAAACAAATCAAGAAATTAATGAAACAAGCAATCAAAGTAGTGATCAAAGTAGCGATCAAACTGGTGATATAACAATAAATCAAGCAATCTATAATAAGCGTAAACCCAAAAAAGTAAAAGACTATAAAAAAAATGTATCATTGTTAGAATTAATTAAAGATAAAGAGTGCGACTACAATATAAAGTTAGTAAAACTTACTGAAGCATTTGCAGCTATTAACTTACCCGAGTTAGAAGGAGACATTATTACGTTTATTGGTTTGAGTTTTATAAATTATACAGAAGAAAAACCATATAAACGTATTATTATTGTTAAGGGAGGTTGTAAAATTCCTGATAAATATTTATTGTGGGTACAAGAAAATAATGTTATTGTATTAGAGCGTGCAAGTGAAAAAGAAGTCTTGTTAACATTCACAAAAATCATAAATAGTGAAAACCCTCATATTATTACGGGTTATAATATTACTGGATTTGACTTTGAATTTATGTACAAACGGTCAAAAGAGCTAAAATGTGTTGATGAATTTCTTAAACTTTCGCGAAATAAAAATGAAATTTGTATATCAAAAGATTGGCGTTCCGAATATAGAGATAAATTGGCAAAAAAAACTACAAACAACAATGCAAACAACAGTGCTAAAGATTATAATGATATTGAAACAAATAAAATTGTATTGGCTAGTGGTGAATATAATTTAAAATTTATAAAAATGCCAGGACGCATTATTATAGACATGTGTGTTATCTTCCGTAAAGAATTTACATTAAGTTCTAATAAATTAGACTTTACATCAAGTTATTTTATTAGCGACGTTATTACAAATGTGACTTGCAACACTAGTAACAATACTACAAAAATATATAGCAAGAATCTTACAGGTATTAGTGCTGGAAGCACTATTAAATTTGATGAATTAGGATTCAGCAATAATTTGTATAAAAAAGGCAAAAAATTTGAAGTAATTGAAATTAATAAAAGCGAACACTGGTTTGTAATTGATGGACTAGAAGAACTTGATTTAACTAATTATAAATATAATTGGGGTTTGGCAAAAGATGATGTAACTCCACAAGAAATATTCGAACTGGCAAATGGTTCTGATTATGATCGATGGACTGTTGGTAAATATTGTCTTGCTGATTGTGACAATGTTATTTGGTTGTTATTAAAAGTAGATGTAATAACAGATAAAGTAGAAATGTCAAATTTGTGTGATGTTCCACTAAGTTACTTATTATTGCGTGGTCAAGGTATTAAATTACAAAGTTATGTTTCTAAAAAATGTGGAGAAAAAAACACGCTAATGCCAGTTATTAGCAAACAAAAAACGGGTGGTGGATATGAAGGTGCTCATGTTTTTAAGCCAAAAACAGGTATTTATTTAGATGAACCGGTTGCTTGTGTTGACTATAGTTCTCTTTATCCATCTTCTATTATATCTGAAAACTTGTCTCACGATTCAAAAGTATGGACAAAAGAATATGATTTATATAATAATTTAATTAATGAAACAGGCGAAAAAAATGAAAAGGGGGACTATTGTTATGACAATTTATACGATAGTGGTTACACATATATAGATGTTAAATATGATACCTATAAATATATGCGACCTAGTCCAAAAGCAGCGGAAAAAAAAGTTATTATTGGTTATAAAATTTGTAGATTTGCTCAGTTTCCAGATAAATATGGAAAAGCTATTATGCCTGCTATTTTAGAGGAATTATTAGCTGCTCGAAAAGCAACCCGAAAATTAATCTTGTTAGAAAACGACGATTTTATGAAAAATGTGTTGGATAAGCGACAGCTTAGTATTAAAGTTACTGCAAATTCTTTGTATGGTCAAATGGGTGCAATTACTAGTGCTTTTTATGAAGGAGATGTTGCTGCTTCAACAACAGCTATCGGTCGTAAATTATTATTTTATGGAAGGGCGATTATTGAAGAATGTTATAATGATATTTTGGTAACATTGGATAATGGAACAATTGTAAAAGCAAAAGCAGAATGTGTGTATGGTGATACTGATTCGGTATTTTTCAAATTTAATTTGCGAGATCCAAATACTAATGAAAAAATTATTAATAATGAAGCACTTGCTTATACTATTGAATTAGCAAAAAAAGCAGGAAATTTAGCAAGCAAATTTCTTAAAAAACCGCACGATTTAGAATATGAAAAAACATTTTGGCCATGGATATTATTATCCAAAAAGCGTTATGTGGGTATACTATATGAAGAAAATATAGAAAAAGGCAAATTAAAGTATATGGGTATAGTACTTAAACGAAGAGATAATGCACCATTAGTAAAAGACATTTATGGGACGATTGTAAATATTATTATGAAAGAAAAAAGTATTGTTAAGTCGATAAAATTTTTGAATGAAAGTCTTACTAAGTTAATTAGTGGCGACTACCCTATTGAAAAATTGTTGGTAACAAAATCTTTGCGGAGCTATTATAAAAACCCCAACCAAATAGCGCATAAAGTTTTAGCAGAACGAATTGGGACACGAGATAGTGGAAACAAACCAAGTTCAGGTGATAGAATGTATTATGCATATATTGTGAATTCAAATAAAAAAGCACTTCAAGGTGAAAAAATAGAAACTCCTGATTATATTAAGCAGGAAAAATTAAAATTAGATTATGGACACTATATTAGTAACCAAATAATGAAACCGTTATTGCAACTTTATGCGTTAAATCTGGAAAATATGAGTGAATTTAAAAAAAAACGAGGTGTTACATTGCAGTCTTGGTATAATGAAATAGACAAGTTACAAAGTAAATGGCAAGAGCCAGAAAAATATGAAAAAAAATTGGAAGAATTAAAATGCAAGGAAATTAAAAGTTTATTATTTGATAGCTATTTAAAAGAATGTAAATAAGCTAAATAAGCTAAATAAGCTAAATAAGCTAAATAAACCAAATAAACTAAATAAGCTAAAAAAACCAAATAAGCTAAATAAGCTAAATAAGCTAAATATAGCAAATGTAATAATGCAAAATAGCAAATAATATATTATAATAAAATATATTATATATATAAGATATATGGTTAATAAATTAACACATAAATTAATTTATAATTTTTCAAGTAAATTTAATAAAAATAAAACAAATAAAATTATTAAAAATATTAATACAAAAACAGATTTACATGCTATGTTATTGAAACGTGATTATATACAAGATAAAAAGGCCACTTTCAAAAATATAATTGATGTTCAATCAAAAATTACAGACCAAAAAGAAAGTGGTCGGTGTTGGATTTTTGCCTTTTTAAATATTATTCGTTATAAAATGATTAAAAAATACAAGTTGGCGCCTGATTTTGAGTTTTCGCAAAATTATTTGTTTTTTTTTGACAAATTAGAAAAAGCCAATTATTATCTTAGTTATATTATTGATAATCATGATGTAAATGTAGAAACAATAATATCTAATGACAAAGTAGTAAAATTAGTACATATACTTGACACTTTGACAGATGATGGTGGTCGTTGGAATGTATTTGTTAATTTAATTGAAAAATATGGTATTATTCCTAAAACAAATATGGATGATAATTTTCATAGTAAAAGCTCTGAACAATTAAAGCAGTTTTATAATGACTTTCTGCGTAAATGTGCACAAAAAATAAAAACTACACCAAAAAACGACCTTATTAAAAATAAAATAAGTATATTAAATGCTATGTTATTAGAATGCTATAAAATTTTGGTTGTATTTTTAGGAGAACCTCCAACAAAAATAACCTGGGAATATTATCAAGAAAGCAAGAATAAAAACATTACCAAGAAAGCCAAAATTTTCAGAAATATTAGCCCTCAAGACTTCTATAAAAAATATGTACCTTATAATGCAAAGGATAAAATATGTCTAATAAATTATCCATGTAAAGAGGCTCCTTTTTATAAACAATATGATATTGAAATGTCATTTGATATTTTAGGAGAAAAAAGACGCGCAATGATAAATGTTCCGATTGATGTGTTAATTGATGCTACTAAAAAATCAATAGACAATAATGAAGCAGTATGGGTTGGACTCGATGTTGAAAAAAATATTTCACACGAAAATAGTTTTATGGACGGCGAAGCCTTTGATTATGATTCTGTTTTTGGATTTAATAATGCTATGGATAAATGTGATGCATTAAATTATAGGCAAACAGCACCTTCTCATGCTATGGTAATAAAAGGTTATAACTTTAATAACTCAAAAACAAATGGATTTCTTGTTGAAAATTCTTGGGGAGATAAATTATTTGAAAAAGACAATAATGTGGTTTATGATGGAAATTATTATATGTCTGAATCTTGGTTTAAAGATTATACATTTGAAATAATAGTGGATAAAAAATATGTACCAAAAAATATAGCAATGCTAACAAATAAAAAACCAATTATATTACCGTATTGGAGTCCGTTTGGTGCACTATTACAAAAAAAAACTAATTATAAGTAAGATAAAATAGCGTTTAATATAATTAAATATTATATAAAAATTAACAGTTAATTATATTATTGTTTTTAAATTATAATGCTTCGTTTATTATTAAATTTAAAAGAAAATAAAAATTTTACTATTGCTAATAGTGCTAATAGTGCTAATGGTGTTAATAGTAAAAATAGTGAAGAATTACTATCTACTATTTTAGCTAATAAAGATAACAATTTGCATACAGTGTTTTGTTTTTATGATTTAAATAAAGGTGTTTTCTCTTGTAATAAACACAATAACCAAAATAACCAAAATAACCAAAATAACCATATTTGTAAATTATATAATTTACAAAAACACTGTATGTATTGTAAAGCATGCAATAATAATAACACTTATTTATTGAATTTAAAGAAAATTGCATATTTAAAAAAAAATAATACTAACACATTATGCATTTATTTACGTAAAAAGTTTGATAAAATTAGTAAATTAGAAAACTTATATATTACAGAAACAGAAAATTATAGAAATTATAAGGAGTCATTAAAATCCAATCCTACTATTTATTGTGAAGCAAAAAAACAACTGGCTAACTATAATAAAAAGAAGAAAAAAATACATAATCAAATAGTCTTGGCAAAAAACAAATTATTAAATAATCGTTACAACTACATTATATTATTCAAAACTGTTCATGTATAAAACAAATATATTTGAATAGCTCTTCAACTTTAAAAAAATAATTAACATTTGACTCTTGATTAGTATAAGAAATAATATTTGAATCTGTTAATATATTATAACGACAATTTGGACATGTTTGGTGATTAATTAACCAGTCATTAATTGCTTTTGAATTAAATATGTGTTGACAACCATTAATTTTGGTTACTCTATTTTCAGGAAGAAATTCNTCATGTGTTATAGAACACGATTCATTTAAAGGTTCATTTATACTACAATAAGTGCATTCTGTAATATTAGTACTAATAATATTTTTTAGATTACGCAATGATAACTCTTCAAAATATTCTGTTGATAATTCGGTGCCTCTATTTGTGTTAGTTTCTACTGATTGTAGTGATGTATTATATCTCATTGAACGATAATTGTTCATTTGATAATAATAATCTAGATGTTCTTGCATATATCTTATATTTGTAGCTGTATTATTTAAATATTCAATACTAGAATTAACGCTTCTTATATAGTTATTTAAACAGGCCATTGAATTGTGTAGCATGGTTAGTTCAAAATTATTGTTAAAATTAGACGAGTTCATATATATTCATTATATGTAATGAAATATATTTAAATATATATTTAAATATATATTTAAATATGCAATAATGAACAAAAAAATTTATAATTCGATGACATGTAATAAATATAATACTAAATATAATAAATATAGTAATAAAGGACTTACTGGATTATGTAATTTAGGCAATACATGCTATATTAATGCTTGCATGCAAATTTTATCACATTGTTATGAACTAAATGAGGTTCTTGAAAAAGTGGATGCAAAGTGTGTGGATGCAAAGTGTGTGGATGCAAAGTGTGTGGATGCAAAGTGTGTGGATGCAAAGTGTGTGGATGCAAAGTGTGTGGATGCAAACAATAATGACAAAATGTTAATACTGCGTGAATGGAAACAATTAAAAGACTTAATGTGGACTACTAATTGTATTATTAGTCCAAATAGATTTATAAGTACTATACAATATATAGCAGAACAAAAACAACGTGAATTATTTACGGGATATGCTCAAAATGATTTGCCAGAATTTTTAATGTTTTTTTTTGATTGTTTACATGAGGGTATGGAGCGTAAAGTAGATATTAATATAATTGGAAAATCAAAAAATAATATAGACGAATTAGCTAATAAATGCTATGCTATGATTAAAAATAATTATTCAAATAGTTACTCGGAAATATTAGAACTATTTTTTGGAATACATGTATCATTAATAACATCTAACAATACAGAAAATAGTATTTATAGTATTACACCAGAGACTTTTAGCATAATAAATTTACCAATACCAAGAGACAATGCGAATGCTAATGCTAATGCTAATGCTAATGTTAAAACTTGTACTATTTATGATTGCTTTGATTTATATACACATTATGAATTATTGGAAAATGAAAATTCTTGGTTTAATGAAAATACAAAAAAAAAGGAAACTGTAAAAAAAAGTATTAAATTTTGGAGTTTACCAACTATATTAATAGTTGATTTTAAACGTTTTGATAATCAAAATCGTAAACTAAATAATATTATAGAAACTCCATTGCATGGATTAAATTTTAGCAAATATGTAATTGGATATAATAACAAAAGTTATATTTATGAATTGTTTGGAATTTGTAATCATAGTGGTAGTTCTTTGGGTGGACACTATACTTCATATGTTAAAAATGCGAATCAAAAGTGGTACTATTATAATGACACTAATGTAATTGAAATTGGTGAATCTGAATTAATTAGTGCAAAAGCTTATTGTTATTGTTATAGAAAAATAACATAACGCTCATTAGAGACTAATATAAATGCTATAGATTATTTAACATTATTTAATAATATTATATATTATTTATATATAATATTATGACATTATTTAATAATGTAACCGAAGATTTTTATAATAATTTAAACAATTTAGGCACAAATCCTTTTGTATTAGTTGTATTAATACTAATAATAATAGTATATTATATATTATTTTCTTTTTTGGGAAAATCATTTAATGGTGATGATGATGATTATGAACCATCGGGATCCTATTTTATATTAGAAGCGCTATTATGGGGATTGTTTATAATATTAATATTTGTAAATGGATTAGCTTATTTCTTTAATATTGATATTGTAACAGAAATTAAAAATATATTTTCACCAGAACCCGAAATTAGAGTTAAATCTACAATTAGCGGACCGGATATATGTATGAATTTTAGTGAAGTATATCATGTTCCAGGTAACAGATTTACTTATCATGATGCTAAAGCTGTTTGTAATGCTTTTGATGGTGAAATGGCTACATATGAACAATTAAATCAATCACAAACAAAAGGCGCAAGCTGGTGTAGTTACGGTTGGACAAAAGATCAACTTGGTTTATATCCAACAAGCCAAAGTGATTGGCGAAAGTTGCAAGAAAAAGAAAGTCATAAATATGATTGTGGATTACCCGGAATAAACGGTGGGTATGTTCCTAATCCACATACCAAATTAGGTTCTAATTGTTACGGGGTAAAACCCAAACAAAGTGAATTGGAAAAACAATATATAGACAAAGATCTGTACCCCAAAACCAATAAGGAATTATTATTTGATCAACGTGTCAAATATTGGAAAGATAGAATAAGCAATATTTTAATCAGTCCATTTAATAATAATAATTGGTTTAAAGTTTCTGTTTGATTTAAGATTGTTCTTTAATATTTCTAATATTTGCAAATATTAGAAATGTTTTCTCCAAAGTCACACAGACCAACGGCAAACGTCAAAGCTAAGACAGAGCATGAATTTGATGAGAAGGAAATTCTAGCGGCAGAGGCTGAGGCGGAGGCACTCGAGGCAGTGGCGGCGGAAGCGGCGGCTGAGGCGGAGGCACTGGCGGCAGTAGCGGCGAGGGAGGAGGCGCTGCAGAAGCAGAATGCCATCAATGAGGCACGGAAAAATGTGGGTGCGGAACTGGTGCTAAGAATGAAGGAAATACAGGCGAAGACGGCAGCGGCAGCAACAGATGCGACCAATGTGGTAGAGGCGACAAAAGAAATGGTTCCAG